CTGGATCATCCATCTCTCTATTATCCAAAACCCTCTGCTTCCATTTTTTAATCTCTTTAAAGAAAGCTTCATTGTCAACGTAATGTTTTCTTTTATCAGTCATTTTCCTGTACTCCCTAATCCACCTTCACCACGTTCCGAATCAGAAAGTTCTGCAACTTCTGTAAATATTGCAGTCGTTACTGGAGCAACAACCATTTGTGCTATACGTTCACCTTTTTTAATTTCATATCTTCGATGGTCACTATTTTTCAGAATAACTTGTATTTCACCACGGTATCCTGAATCAATAGTGCCTGGGCTATTCAATACAGAAACACCATACTTAAACGCAAGTCCAGACCTTGACCTTATTTGTATTTCATATCCTTCTGGAATTTCTACAAACAATCCAGTATGAATTGCTTTCCAATTAAACGGTGCAAGAAAATCATCGAAAGCTGCACATATATCCATTCCAGCATCACCATGTCTTGCATATTTTGGTAATGGATTTTCACTTCTATTCACTATATTGATATTCATAATATCCTCAAAGATTAATAATTAATAAATACAGTACTCAGTTACAAATTTTGGATCACCCTTTTTCTCAACTGAATCAACCTTGCCACATACAGTACAAGTCCAATCCTCATAATATATTTTTCCAGCAAAACCTTCAGATGTATTAGTGTACTCCGTCACCTTCTCGCACCTTTGACAAGTCTTCTTCTTCATCTTGATATCGCTCATCGTCTTCTTCGTCCTCTATAAAAAGTTTTTTCTGTTTAAGAATATTAAGTTTTTTCTTTTCAAACTTATTTTTAACAATTTTCTTATAAGTCTTACCCATTTCAGTTTTCCTTTATAAAGTTATTTCCTTACACATATAATCAAACTGCTCATTCAAATATGTGTTTACACGTTCCTTCCAATGTTTGATACCATAGTTGTGATGTTTCTTCCATGACAAATCATCAACTATATCAAACAGTATAGCCTTGTTATTCTTATCATCCAACCTCAAAACCCTACCAATGGATTGAAGATTCCGTATCTTTCCTTTGTAGGGATGTGCAAATATCAAGGTTTGTAAATTCTTAATATTAACACCAGTTGATAAAACACCAGACGATGCTACGATAATAGAGTTTTGAATTTCAGTTACCTGTCTTATCTTCTCCCTATCTTCCACCGATGTTTCACCAGCTATAAAGAAAATATTTCTATCATCTTTATTTTTTTCTTCTATAAGTTTGTGCAACACCTTACCATGCTTCTCTACATAGTTAAAGAGAATTAAGACATTACCCTTTCTTGCTAATGCAAGGTCACGGACAAACTCATTTCGTTTTTTATGAGTTACAACAAATTCAATTTCTTCCTGATAGGTTGCCTTCTTATTCAATTGACGTTCTGCATCATTATACTTTAACACTAGGCAATTGATACTTAAATCAGATATATGTTTATCATCCATTAACTGCTTGGATGTTACAGCCTGATAGGTCTTACCGAATAGTCCTTCCAACACCAGTTTATTAGTTTTGGAGTCTGTTATAGTTCCAGTAGTACCGAACCTATACTTACAAGTGGTCATCTTCTCTAGTATACCCTTTAGACTCTGGGCATTACATAGATGAGCTTCATCACCGATAACCATTCCAAACTTTTTGAAATACGGAGTACCCAACCTAAACAACGACTGCCATGTACTGATATATATTTGTTTCTCTGATTCCTTTTCCTTACCAGAATATATCATGTGACATTGTTCTTCAGCATTCCAATCAGGGAGCTCAGACGAATAATCTTTAAAATCATTATACATCTGTGTTACCAGATTTGTAGTAGGAACTAATATAAGTATCTTATCATTTTCTATAAACTGTTGATGCCATCTAATCAACGAATAGATAACCAGACTCTTACCCGATGAAGTTGGAGACAACAACAAAGATCGTTCAGCCTTTGCACAATGTAGAAAAGATGCAATCTGATAATCTCTAGGTACAATCGGTTTCTGTTTACAATGTAAATTGAGTGAATCAAAAAACTTCTTCAAACCTTCTGTGTCTAATCCAGAGAGTTTTTTAACTTCTAAAATATCCGTCTGTATCTTATAGGAATGTTTCTCAGCCCATTCCTTTAAGTACGGGTATAGTCCAAGATACATTTGACCTGTTTGAATATTGAACAAACGTATTTTTCCATCCCACATTTTTGCACGAACTTTAGGATGGAATTGTGCATTAGGAACTTTAAATGAAAAGTATTCATTCAGTTCATAAGCAATATGTCGTTCACATGATATCTGTAAATATGTTTCGTTAACTTTTCCTACTACAATCATCCAAGCTCACCATTAAGAAATTTCTTCCATTTTATTGCATTACCAACATTAAACGACAAACTCATAATAGACTTAACTTGTTCTGTTAAGAGATTAAGTTTTTCTTCCTGTTCTTTTATTTTTAATAGAGCAACATTTAAAAGACTATCTGCATCAAGAAACTTATCTATATCTGCTTTTAATATATTTAAATTAAACGGTTCTTTTTCGTATGCTTCTGGATCAGCTTTTCCAGTATAATATAACCATCTATTCTTTCTTAGAATTTTATATTCAACTTTATAATACTCTAGAGAGAGTTTTTCTTGATAAATTAGTTGGTGATATTTTCCACACAACTCTGGCACCGAAAGAGATGCAATATCAATATTACATTCCTCTTTTAAGAAAGCTGCATCTTTATTAATCATTTTGTTTATATCATTAATTTTCATAACTATATTATAACAAAGTTTTAGGGGTTATACAAGGAAAAGGCTAGCCTAATTTCTCTATGGTATATGAACCAGTATAGGCAAAGGTAGCATCTACTACAATAGGCTGCATATCTGTAGCTGTAGCATCTAGGGGAATATTACCTAAAGATGTTGGAAAAGCATCCTTGAAAGTAATATTATAATTGGGATTGGTTTTGTTGGTTTGTATGATAATATTCATATCTGACTTAATACTCCCATAGGCACTGGTTGAACTTATAGCATCATTATTCAAATCAAACTGTGGAAATTCATCTGGAAATCCTATGGAAATAAGCCATCTATATACTTCCATGTAATTAGATAAATCTTCATTAACATAAAAACTAATCGTTAAATTTTCAAAAACAAGAGTATCACCTTCTACTGGAACAGTTGAAAATTGTGTAGGTAGAATAGCATTACCTAAAGCTACAGATGGGATATTAACTCTTTGACAGAAAAAATCTGTAGCTGGCATTCTCTGAAAATTAGTTTCAAAGGATACTACATTTAACTGATTAACTTCTTTTGGTTTAGTAGGCATTATGTTATATGGTTAAGTGTTATAAATATATTTATAATACATTTTATTCATGGAGAGGACAAAATGGAAAAATATATCAGAGTATATAAGAATGTAATATCAGACGATTTTTGTGATAAGATCGTATGCAAATTTGAGAAAAACAGCTCCCAAATGGAAATAATTGACAATGAAGAAAGACCCACCTTCCAGCAAATAAACCTCCATAAACATGATGAATGGGCTAAGTTCAGAACATCTTTAGATATTGTCTTTAAAAAATACTTAAAAGAATATAAAGACGACTGTGGTATTACAGAATATCATTGGCCAGAAGAATATGGATTTGAACAATATAGAATGAAACGATACATGCCCAACGACAAAGACCAATTTAAGCCTCATGTAGATGTTATGAACCATGCTACATCAAGACGGTTTCTAGTATTCTTTTTATACTGTAGTGATAATGAAGCTGGACAAACAGTATTTAATGATATGCATATCAATACCAAGTGTACTAAGGCTAGTCTATTGTTGTTTCCACCTTTGTGGCCATACTTACATTCAGGTATGAAACCAATTAATACAGCTAAGTATATTATAGGAAGTTATTTACATTACATATAAAGTTAACTCTGACCCACCCAACAAGTATATAATAACACATTAAGAACAGCTATACAAGGAAAAACATTAAGATATATATTTATAACCCTTGTTATTTAGTTTTACCCTATTCATTAGATGCTCTTTCTCTATATCTATCTTAGACTGTCCAAAGTACTCTACAGCTAGACTATTCTCAATCATTTGTTCGTTTAGGTTGACTTTGTTGACTATGAGCTCTCCTAGTATCCTTCCAAACTTACCCTTTTCATCTAAGTGTGTTTTAAGGGTTATGTATGAACCTTTAGGACAATAATCGTTTATAAAGTCCTTTGATAGATTCCCGTAAAATTTTTCTTCTAAATCTCTTGTTCTTGATTCAGGTGTATCAATTCCATATAAGCGTATCGTCTGATTTGTCATTACTATGTCGAATCCTAAATCAATGTCGCAACGAATCGTATCACCATCAATAACTTTTGTTACCTTAGCTTTATACTCATGCATAAAAAACTCCAAAAAAAAGGGGGACAGGGAAAATCCCCATCCCCCCAATTTAGATAAAAACCGAAATTACATCAAGTTTGCAATAACAACTTTTCTGTAATATTGGTTCTCGTTAGCTGTCATGGTTTCTCCACCAGAACCAACAAAAGGATTCTTAACCATGCCGTAGCGGGTCTTAAAACCGATTTTTGGTTGGAAGGTGTTCTCACCCATAGCACGAACCATCTGCAACGGAACGTAAGGACAATAGAAAAGACCAGCATCATAAGGGGAAGAACCCTTATAACCAAGTACATAGAACTGACCAGCAGCCAATGTGTAGTAAGGATCAACGAAAACTTTCATGCCGTTCATTGTACCAGCGAAAGTTGACATTGTATCGTCTACATTCAGTGCGTGTCCAGTTTCCAACATACCTGCCATAGACATTGCAGATGCAACGTCAGCAGAACAGATCATAAAGTTACCTTTACCGCGTCGAGTTTGATGTCCGATTTCGTTTCGGTCACGCTCGATTTGGAACATCAGACCTTTGAACTTCTCAACAGACCATCGGCCGTTTGAATCAGTATCAAGATCGAATGTACCAGCAGTAGTGGTGTTAGCTTGTGCGCCAGGTTTAGCAACTCCGTAAATTGTACGGATAACTTCTCGGTTGATTTCCTGTAGGATTTCAGTAGAGAGGATATTTGCCAATTCTGTTTCTGCATCCAAACCATGAACTGCTTTCAAGTCCTGTGCCAACTCCGTAGAGTATTCAGCTTTCAGAGCTCGAGATTTTGCAGTTACGGAAGTTTTGTCGATGCTGAATGCCATCTCTGCAAATGCATTATTAGCAGCATCTCCAAGAGCTTCACTCTGTGCGGTAGTCATACCTGTACCAGTTGTCCATGTACCAGCGAAAGGATTGTTCGTCCCGTCTGTTGTAACATGAGCATTAGCAGAACCATTTGCACCAGCAGCATTACGTCCAGAGAAATCTGTATCAGCTTCATCTGCACCCGTACCAGCAGCACCAAATGCTTCTCCACCAGTTTGACTTGTGTAACGTGATTTCATTGCAAAAATCAGTCCTGTAGGTGCAGTCATTGGCTGAACTCCAGCAACATCATATGCAATCATCTGAGGCATAGATCGGCGAAACA